TTGTCGGTTTTACCGGTTATGAATTAACGCTTTCTTATGATTCCTTTGACACAATCAGCGCATCCGCGCCATATACCAGCGCAATGGCGGAGCTACGGGATGCCATAACGCCATTTGCGTTTAAGCCTTGCGAAATTTATTATAATGACGAACTGATATTCAAAGGCTGCCTGTTGACTCCAGACCCGGAATTAACCGGCAGCACGGGGGAAATAACATTACAGGCATACCCGCATTGCGGCATCCTTAACGACTGCACGGTGCCCCCGACAAAGTACCCCTTGCAAGTTATGGGGATAAACATGCGCGGCATAGCGGATGCCGCCTGCGAGCCTTACAATATCCCCGTCGTAATCGACGGCGACATAGGCCCCGATTTTACCGAGGTAAGCATAGAGCCAAACGAAAAAATAATGGGTTTCTTGACAAAATTAGCGAAACAAAGAAACCTTCTTATTACCAACACAAGAAACGGGGAGCTATTAATTTTTACGGCAAGGCAGGAAAGAGCGTTTGAGACATTTGCCGAGGGAAGCAAGCCCATAACATCATTAAAAGCAAAGTTTTCCGCGCAGGGTTTCTTTTCACATGTCACGGGTTTTTGCAAAACAGGCGAGGACTACCCCTCAAAATCGTACACGCTGGAAAACGGATACTTAATAAACAAAGGCATTATGCGTCATCATTCTATCATGGTTGACGACGCCGAAACCCTGGACGAATTACAAAAAGGCGTGGAGGCATACGCCGGCAGAATGTTTGCGGACTGCGTGTCATACGAGCTTGCGTGCGACACGCACCGCAATTCAAGCGGCAGCCGCTTCCAAAAAGGCATGACCGTTTGCGCATATGCCCCAAGCGCAATGATAACGAAAGAAACAAATTTTATTGCGCGTTCCGTAAAGCTTGCGAGAACCACAGACGGCAAACAAACGACGCTTGACCTTGTGCTCCCCGGCTCTTACACCGGAGCGATGCCGGAGGCGTTCCCGTGGGAATAATCGCCAGGTGCGTCAAATACGCCGCCGAAAAACTAGTAACCCTTACGGGGGAAACGGTCAAGGATTTTAACCTAAATACTTTGCTGTATACCCCTGCCGGGGATGATTCCATACCGCTGCCAGACGAACGGTTGCTATTGGTTAAAGTAGACGGCAGCGGAAAGCATGTAACGGCTGGGGTGTTGACCCCTTCGCAGGGCGCAAAGCCCGGGGAAAAAATATTTTTTGCGAGGGACAAAGACGGCAATATTGTCAGCAAAATGTCATTTTTGGGGGATGGCACCGTAAAGCTGGAGGCGGATAAAGATTTTATAAAAAGAATAAAAGGCGATTACAGCATGGATATTGAAGGGGAATCAAAAACAACCGTAGCCGGAGACGCGTCATTCAAGGGAAAAGGCAGCGTGAACCAAGAGGCGGCAAAAAATTATGAGATAAAGGCTCCATCCGCGCAAATAACGGGCGGAATGCTGCAAGTTGACGGGGCGGCACCGCCAAGCGGAACCGGCCCGTTTTGCGGCTTGCCCGCCTGCTTGTTTACAGGGGCGCCGCATATCGGAAATATCGTAAACGGGACATAGGGTGCTAAAATATGGCAATGAATGGCAATGTATTGGGCACAGCGATAGCCAACGCGATTATGCACACGGACGCAACCCCGGAAGCCAGATCGGCGGTTATTGACATTTGGCGAACAATAGCAACAGAAATCGTAAGCCATATACAGGCCAACGCGCTAGTGCAACCTGGAATTGCCGTAGGAAATGCAGTCCCGGCGGCCCCTGGCCCGGTGGCAACCGCCGAGCCGGGGAGAATAGAATGAGCCTGCAAACGTTCGAGGGCGACCTCCGGTTGAATGACACGCCAGACGGCGGCGACATACTCATTAAAGAAGGGCTAATTCTGAGCGATAAGACATTCAGCACCGCAGTTTACCTATCTCTTTTCGGCGGCAACAAAGAGGATAACGGAAGGGTCAGAAACCGCAAAACATGGTGGGGCAACACGCTTCGCGGGGTAAACGAAAACCAGCGCCTGGTATCCCGTTTGCAAGCGATTATTTTTGGGTTGCCGATGACGACAAAAAACATGCTGGACGCGGAAGAAGCGGCGCGGCTCGATCTTGGCTGGATAATAACTGAAAAAATAGCAAGCGAAATCATAGCAAGCGGCAGGGCGGTTTCCCGCAATCGTTTCAGCCTTACGATACAAATCAACGCTAACGGCGACACGATATATAACAATGCCTTCGCGATATTCTGGAGGTCGGCAAATGCAGTTTGAAAACAAGACAATCGAAGAAATAAGAGACCTCATCATTAACGCCATAGGCAATAATTTTAATATCGCTTTTCGCTTATTGCCAAAATCATTTTTGTTTACCATTGCAACAGTGCTAGCGGGAGTATTCGTCACATGCTATAAGCAAATAGCGTGGGTTTTTTTGCAGTTGTTCCCGGAAAGCGCATACTGGAAAACGGTAACGACGCTAGGCATACCGATAAGGCCGCTGGTAAAGTGGGGCGTGCTAATCGGGGTGGGAGAGCCTAGGCTAGGCACCCAATGGCGCGGGCAAATTGTTGCATACGTTGCAAACGCCGGAACCGCGCTAATATCGGGGACGCAATTAAGAAGCGATATTACGGGCCTTGTGTATATCACCGAGGATACAGTCCGGCTTGAACATGACACCGCGCTAGTCCGGATTATTTGCGCCGATATTGGCCCTGCCGGAAACCTTGAAAAAGGGGATACGCTGGACTTTGTAACGCCTCTTGGCAACGTCCAAAGGACGGCAGCCGTGGAAGCCGTAACGGCTTATGGGCTGGACGGCGAAACCGAAACGGAGTACCGCGAGCGCGTTATCCGGCGTTTCCGCTCGCCGCCGCTTGGCGGGGCCTTGTCCGATTACCAGACGTGGGCATCCGACGTGCCGGGCGTTATAGGCGCATACCCCTACAGCGATCCCAACTCGGCGGCGGGCGTGCTTGTTTTTGTTGCCGGGGCCTTGGCGCAGTTTCCGCGCCGCATACCAACCGCTGACCTTTTGCGGCAGGTCGGCGAGGCTTGCACGTTCGACCCCGTAACAGGCAGGGCAAACCGCAAGCCAATAACGGCGGTACTCGACCCGGCTTTTAATGAAACTTATACGAATATTAGACCAATATCCGTTCTTAATTACAACGTGCGTATCAATGGAGTAGTAGGTATACCGACTGCTGATTTTGCAAACGCCGTCAAACCGGCCATAGAAAATTACTTCCTTGGCAGGGAGCCTTACATACGCGGGCTTTCGGATGATAACAACAGGCTTGACACAATATCAAGGAACAACGTTACCAGCGCGGTCGATCAAATATCCATATCACTGCGGGCAGAGTTTGACGATGTTGTTTTGGAGCGAAACGGAACGCTTGTCGCAAGCGAAGCCCTGGGCATGGGCGAGCTTGCCGAGTTATCGCAATTGCACGTGAATGGGGTTGCCGTATGAGAGGAAAGTTTTTCGAGACAATCAAGCTGCTGTTCCCCCGCTCCAGGGCTTTTGAACTGTTTGCGGACAACTCAAAGCGAAAGTTTTTCAAGGGGCTTGCCGAGCTTCCGGAGGATATCCGCAAAGAAGCGGAGCTGGCATATCTTGATTTATTCCCGGAGACTACGCGCTTTCCAGATAAATGGGAGAGCGTTTTCGCGCTTCTTTTTACCGAGGCGGAAAAGATAAAGCGCAGGGATATACTGGATTCAATGTGGAAAATGTTTGCCGGCGATCAGTCAACGTCATTTCTGGAATCCATGTTGCAAAGAATAGACCCAGGCATACGCGTCATAGAAAACATACCGGTCAGCAACCCCCGGCATTCCAACGTTGTGATTCTTGCCGTATGCGGGCATCGCTCCATGCGGTGCGGGCATAAAAAAGCGGTCTGCGGGTACAGGCTGGGCAATGAGGATTTTGCGCCCACGATCATAAAGAACGACGCGACTACGGAATACAACATACCGGCGGAAACCGCCTATTGGGAAAACTGCTTTTTCATCTGCGCCTCGGTGATACGCAACCGGCATCAAGGCATACTTTACGTGGAGCCCCTGCAACTGAGCGAGACATGGAAGAACTATGTTGAATACATAATCCTGAAAGTAAAACCTGCGCACGCGACAGCCATCGTGTTTATTGACTGGCTGGAAGGAGAAAACGGATGATAAAGATTGACGAAAACTATACCGATTTTCGCGACGATTCCGATCCCGGCTATCCGGGGGGAAGGCCATTGACGCGCCGACGCCGGAGAGCATTGAGGGTACGCCGATTTTGGCAAGGTGGATGAACTGCGTCAACGGGTTTCGCCAGGCGATTTTCGTCAAGGCGTTTGGCTCGATTTCGGGGGTCAGCGGCAGGCCGGACAACGCCGGCGAGTCGGACACCGTCGATGCCATAGAAAAAATAATTGCCGACGACGTTGCCAATGAGCGGGAAGCCCGCGCGCGGGGGGACGCGGAGACGCTTGCCCAGGCTGAGCGGATGGTCTTGGAGGCGCAGCTTGCCACCAACACATGGCTTCCCTCCGTCGATACGGTCGCGGACTTGCCTGCGGACGGGCTTGACCCGGGAAAGAATTATTTGTGCAAGGTGCTGAATGACGCTAATCCGGACAACAACATCGTGTGGCAGTTGGTGGCGGGCGAGGCGTGCTGGAAGCCCTTCGCGCCAATCGCGTTTCTCCCGGCGGCGACGGCGACGGAAAGGGGCGGAGTTCGCGTTCCTGGCGGCAACGGGCTTGCCCTTGAGGACGACGACGCGCTGAGGCTGTCCCTCGCCACGCCGGAAGCCGCAGGAGCCATGAGCGCGGCGGACAAGAAAAAGCTGGACGGGATAGAGGAAGGAGCTACGGCGAGTACAGGAGGCGGGAAATACGGGCGGCAAGTGTTTCTCGCAGATGGCACTTTCATAGTGCCTCCTGATGTTACCAAATTAATTATATCTGCTTGCGGCGGCGGTGGTGGCGGCGGAGCTGGTGCCGGAGGCACTACTGCCAATTTTGGTGGCGCTGGCGGTGGCGGCGGTGGAGCTGCTGCTGTTATTGCCACAGAATATACGGTGCTGCCCAACAGCCTCTTAACGATATCGATAGGTAGTGCTGGCGCTGGTGGCACTACTAACGGTAGCGCAGGCAACGCTGGAGGAAATGGCGGTAACACTGTCATTTCAGGGCTGATCACACTAGCAGGCGGTAGAGGAGGCAACCCTGGCGGTGCCTCTGGCGGCGCTGGTGGGCAAGGGGGAGCCGCTGGAGGACAAGGAGGTGGGCATGGAGGCGTTGGCGGCAGGGGCACTCCTACTGCTGGTGCCGCAGCAGGAGCCAGTGGTGTTGGCGGCACTGGTGGCAATGCTGGTAACGGCGGTGGCGGCGGCGGTAGCCTTGGTGCCGGCGCTGGTGGCAGAGGTGGAGCTACCCCCAGTCTTCCTGGAACTGGTGGTATAGGTAATCTTGGCAGCGGCGGTGGCGGCGGTGGTAGTGGCGGGAATACGAGCCAGGCAGGAACATCTGGGGGTGCAGGAGTCGTAATTATTGAGTGGGAAACTACCTAAACCAAAAATGCTGCACAGCGAAAATTGCAACCTGCAGACACTCGCTGCCCTTTCTCCCTAATTCTAGGGAATGATCCTGCAGAAGTCCTTGCCACAATTGACATTAGGGTGATCACGGTGAGCGCCATGCGGATACACGCACAGAAGGCGAAAGTACCCTCTGAAATAGCCATCCGTGCTGCCTTGCACGAAACGCACTTCGGGTATGCGAGTTGGCGGCGGCGGATCTAGCCTTGAGGGATACGTAAACGGCAGCCGTATGTTTTGGTGCGTCCTTGTCTCAAAGATTACGTAATTGCTGCGGGCAGGATCCGTGTTGTTATGTGGAGCCAGCGTAAATGTCCCCGTATGGAAAAAACTGAAAGTAACGTCGCGATCAGTTAAATTAGTGATGACGGTATCGGGCCACTCATGCACGGCACATGCGGAAAATAAAAAAGCAACGGCAAGGCCAAAAGCCAATTTTTTGATCATAAGCAACCTCTTTCAATACCCATATGATGTATATCAGACTACACCCATCAGATCGTTGGGTCAAGCTGTTTGCGTGGCATTTTTGGCTTGGTTTAACGTGAGTCCAACGGGATAAGTTGATCGCAAGCCGCTAGGCACGGACTTCCTTGAGCGGACGCGGTGCGTCCTTGAGCTCGTCCAGCCGAGGATCGTTCCAGCGGTCAGCCATAGTCTATAATCTCCCTGGCACGACCGGCAGCTCCCGCGCTTTGACGGCGTGTTCCGCGTACTCGAAGCTAAAGCCCTCGGCTTCCAGCTCCTTTCGCATAGCCGCATTGCTGGCTTTTTTTTGCTCCCACGTCATCCCCCCCATTTCGTCCTGAACCTCAAGCCGCCATGCGCGGACTTCCTGGACCGGATACGGCAAATGCCTGAATTCCTCCATCCGCGGATCGTTCATGTAGTCATGCTCCGTCATCGCCCATAACCTCCCCTGGCTCATATATGCCTATATTCTCGTAGCCCTCGGCTTCGTTTACCATTGCAGTCAGCCGTATTGCCTTGTCCTTTATGATATGCTCGAAATTCTGGCTCACTATAAAATCTAAGCCATGCACCGCCGCAGATGCAATATGCAGAGCGTCGGTTCTGTGCTTGGCGGGAATCGCCGTCGCCTCGATATATCTGTCGGCAAGCCATTCCACCCTCTCGTCCTCCGGCAATACCCTAACGCCGCAGTCTTCGAGCAATTTCAGCATTTCGTCCCGGCGGCACTTGTCGCGGGTTTTCCTAAGCTCCCTGATAACGTCCTCGGACGTGTACGGCTCGAACTCGCCTGCTTTTACCGCCTCGAAAAATCGCCTCGCGTCACGGCAGTATTCCACGGTTTTCCCGTAATACTGCCCCCTTGTATGGGCGAAATAGAAATTGAAAAGCGTCGTCTCGATATAAACCTTCGGCGTTTCCATGCGATATGGGGTATGTTGTCATGCAACTCGACCGCCTGTCAATGATCGAATTGCTTGGCAAGGCTTCCGCTTAGTCATATGGGCTTGGATTAGTAGGTTTCCGGCTTTCGACCCCACACGGCAGGATGTGGACGCAAAACTACCCCGTTTTTTTACCGTGGACTGGATTAGCCCCAAGCCCATGCTCTTGATCTGCTTCCAGAGGCTGTATTTGTGTCTCTCCCTGCCTTCTTTTAATTAGGTCTGCCTCTAAAGTTGGATGAAATGCCATGAAGTTTGTCTTGGAGGATTTCTCCCGTAGGATTTCGGCTTCTTCGTCTGTTAACCCAGCTTCCTTAATAGCTTCTTCGACTGATCGCTCCCGATCTATCTCCAATTGTTGCTTTCTTATCTCTTGGGTTTGTTTATTACGCCTCAAGTTGAATATTTTTGCATCATACTGGGCTTTTGAAATACCTAATTCATTCAACTGGTATTCAAGAAGGTGATTCACCACGTCTGTAAAGGAAACATTTCTAGCAGTGGCAATGGATTCAATTTCATCATGTATCCATCTGTCAAATCTAACTGATCTATGCCTTCCATTATCTTTCCGGACACCCTTTTCCGAATCGTCCATGCCCCAATTATCGGTTTTTTTTATTTTAAATCAAGGTTTTCAATAAATCCATTTTTTTTACGGAAACCACTTGACGCATACCACATATTGTGGGACAATATGTGGTATGAAGACACATAAAAAACCGAGTTCAATCAATCTACCCATTTGGATGGATTTGGCCGTCCGTGACTTGGCGCAGAAGCACAAACGGTCAATGAGTGGCGAAATTGAGTTTTTGATTGAGGAGGCGATCAAAAACACCATGCCAGAAGTATATAAACAGCATAGTATGTCAGACGAAAGCATAAAACAGCCAACGGACAACAGGCCGGCGGCGTAGGGAGAGGGAATGAGCCACAGCGCGGAAAGGCAAGCCGAAAGGGAACGGGCAATATTCACGGGGTGCAAGCAGAAAGAAAAAAGCGTCCGTTTACCCCCGTGCGTCAAAGAGCTGCATAGCTATATGGTGGACTCCTACAACCGATTGATCGAGGTTCTTGAACGAGAAAATTTGCCCTTTAAGGTTTCAGACGGCAAATCGTGTGTGTATGTCAGGGGGCCAGGCGACCCCCGTACAGAAATTGTGCTTATTTCACGGAATAGTCTTTTGCCTCCAAATTTTCAAGAAGGGTCGTGCCCTCATGGGTACCGTCTAGCCGGGTGTACTCCCGTAGCGGCAGATGATAGTTGCTGTCAATACAGGCCCCGTCATTCAGCACAGGAAGAAAAAAGTGGTAAAGACGCATGATGCTTTCGATGTCGGGAACCGGCTTGTACTTTGCGTTTTTGTTCATCATCGCAAAGAGTAGCTCGTTCTGCATGTGCAATTCCGCCAACACAAAGGCGGTGTTGACATTGGAATCACTCGAAATGGATGGTGTTTTTTGAGAATCGTTCATAATGCCCCTCCTGTGGGGTTAGTTGATGTTGGTAGCTCGATTATACCACATCAAGGGGCTTTTTTGGATTTTGGAGGAGCGGAGATGAAAAGTATGGCAAGGGCGCAGGAAGCCCTTAAAGAGGATTACGGCATCTCAAACGAAAGTGCGAAACAGCCAACGGACAACAGACCGGCGGCGTAGGGGGCAGGGATGGACAGTGTCGGGGAAAGGGAAATGCTTATCTGCATGGCCTGTAAAAAAAAGCTAACCCGTCAGTTTGGCAACCTCAAAGCCGCCATGGATGCGGATGATGGACAGCCTTGAGGAAGCCGACAAAAGAGACGCAATTACTATTCGGAGGCTTCGCCCAGAAACGCCGCCGAAAGCTCCTCCCGAACCGCTGCCAAGACCGCAACGTCTCCGCGAATATCGGGAATGTGCTCGGATTTGCCCGCTAAAGACTTTATCGACTTAGCCAGGCGTTCGTACTGCTCCCATGTGAGCTGCATGGTTTCGTTCATAATGCCCCTCCTTGTGGGGTAAAAGATTTGTTGTGGTTTCGATTATACCACATTGAGGGGCTTTTAATTTTTTGATACGGAGGTACGGAGATGAATGAGGCTCAAAAAATCGTGCAGGCGGTAGGGTCTGCCGTAACCGCGCAATCCGAGGAAATGATTGATTTTCTCAAGCAGAAAGGGTTTAAGGACGTAATAGTTTACTTTGGACACTCCGCACGGGATGTGGATCCTCCCCGCATAAAAAACCTTTTCACCATCAGGATAGAGGCTACCGTTGATCCTGCCGAGTTTCTGGGAACTGATTGCCAATGAGTTCCTTGAGTCTCTGGGCAGAGCGTTTGATCTCCCCGATTGCGGACAAAAAATGGGTGCGCTGTGTTTCATCCTTTGGTTCCTTAACCTTGGTAGCAAGGTTATCAACGGCAATCTGGATAATGTTCACCTGTGTCAGCATTTCGCTCATAACGCCCCTCCTTGTGGGGAAAAGATTTTGTGGTGATTTCGATTATACCACATCGAGGGGCTTTTCTTGGATTTTGGGGGGTTGATTGATGGATAGAATGATCTACTTCAGACGCTCAGGGTTTGTTTCGGGACGTGTTCCCAACAAAATGGCAACAATGGATAGCGGCTCACCCATCCTGATTGTCGTAACGTCCGTCCTTGTCAGGAAAAAGCGTCTGCTTGTGGACACCAAAGGTTATTCCGATAAGGGCGTAACTTGGACGCTGGACTCTCTTGAAATTGACGGCGATACGAAGCAGTTCAACGGTCCTTGGGATAAGCTGGACAATTACATCAACAATAAAAAATTTGTTGCGGATGATGGCAAGATTTACAGAATACAGGCAACGTTAGTGGACACGAGCCGTAATACAGACTACGTCTACGAATATCTTAAACGCCACTGGAGTGGCGTTCATGGCGGAAAGGGAAAGTGGTATTTCTCAAATGGAGAAACCTACCAAAATTTTTCCCCAGCCATGACGAACAAGATAGGATTTCAAAATATTTTTCACATTAACATGGGCAAGCTGAAAGATAAGATAATCGCAATATTCGAAAACTCATTCTGGAGAACAGGTACATGTCAGCCGCCTTGGTGCCCAAATTTTCCAGAGGATTTCAGATGGGGAAAGGATAGCCGAGTCATAAATGCTTACGCATTCAACCTTGCCATACTTGAACTTATCGCAGAGTATTGGTGCAAAGAACATCTGAATCTCCCATCTTTGGATTGGCCAGCCTTTTGGGATGCGGCCAAAAAAGGCGAATTTTATATGGAGGTTGTTTGATGTGCGAGCGTGAAGGACGGGGCGGGGAAAACTGCCCCTATCAGATGCACTGCCCAAAGCGGTGCGTAACTTGCGGCGATGACGGCAACGCCGTTTGCATAAACCCCATGCCGATAACGGACGGTGAAAGAACCACGGTGCAAGGAGGTGCGGAAAATGACGGTATACATGATTAAAAAGGCCGCTGGCAAGGAAAGGCTGACGAGGCTCCATGAAAACATCGAGAGGGTGCGGATCGAGCCCGTAAGCGATACCGGTGAGGACGCTATTTGCTACGTGCTGGACTCGGCAACCGGAACCGTTGCCTACGATTACGACGAATGGGAGTGCAAGCTGTTAAGCATCCGCACGACAAAGAAGGGCTGGGCGAAAATATCGATGGACATGCTGGCGGCGTTTCCGTTCCGTTTTTCGTTTATCCGGTGCGCCAACCACGAGGGGCGCGAGTATTGGCTCTATTGCGATACCCAGGATAACAACAAAACTGTTTGCTTGCTGGTACGGCCATGAGATACCAACGTTGCGGGGCTTGCGGCGCGTACCTAGAGGGGCCGCAAGCAAAGAAAATGAAAGATAACATCTGCTGGAGTTGCGGCGGCATCAATTACCCACGGGAAAGCATCGGCGAGGCTTTGGCAAAAGAAGCCGCAGGCAATCCTTCTGGCACTGAGGAGGCGAAAGATGGCGATGCCCGCAATGGCTAACGTAAAATCTAGCTACTCGTGCAAGCTGTGCAACCGCCCCTTACGCGATTTCGTGTCGGTAAAAATTGGCATAGGCCCGATATGCAGGGCGCAAGACAGAAAACAGGGGGAGTTTGATTTTATGAATGCGAAATGGCGGGTTTTGAAACACGTTCCAGGCAAATACATTTTTATAGAGGACATAGGGCACCACATGGGGCGCAGTATTACCAGCAATGTCGAATATGTCATAGAACGGCTTTATATAGAGCATGACATAACTTCTGGCACTAGGGTTATTTACAAAGATTCCGATGGCAACATTGACGAGATAATCCATGCCGCCGGTAGGTTCAAAACCTTTAAGCCTGGGCATGACGGCATCGACCTAGAGGGGATCGGTTAAATGCAATCGACACGCACGGCCGGAAAATCATGCCCCGTATACGTGGGCGGTATTTTGTACAGCAGCATTTTTGAGGCAAGTATAGAATCCGGAATATCTTCATTCTGGATACTGAGCCGACTAAAAACCAGCGAAGGCAAACCGGTTTTTATTAGGGGTACCGCCGTGGTAGAAAGGGAATGGGTGCAACGAATACTGGCCGCAATAGATTACAAGCATGTAGAGGCGAGAAAATGAAAGACGGTGAATCACTGGCACTGCATGGTATGCAGATCGCCATCGAACGCTTGACAATAGAGATAACAAAACAACGGCAAGAAGCCGAGGCGCAAGCCCGTTACAAGGGTTTGCCGGAATGGGTAACACTCAAACAGGCCGCTACGCTTAAAGGCGGCCCGACATTTACCACATACGGGCAAAAATCTTTCCTTATGCCCTGTTGTGGCAAAAACTCCCGCATGGTAGGAGGTCGGCGTTGCTGGCACCGCGACGACGTTATTGTGTGGCTTGGCATAACGGATAAAGAATTAAAGCAATATGCGGATAAATACAGCACAAGGCTTCCGGATAACTACGAAAAAAGGAGCGCGGGATGACAGCAAAAATTGAAAAGGTTTGCCTAGAGCTTTCGAAATTTTTAACAGCGAAAAATGAACGTTACGGCAATTCTGCACTGGAACCGTTAAAAGTCTTTTCACAGGCTGACTCGGGGAATTCTATCTGCATGAGAATCGACGACAAGCTTTCAAGGATACGCAACGGGAAGGAGTTGCGTAAAAATGACGTAGTTGATTTGGCGGGCTATCTTGTCTTGCTAATGATCGATATGGACTGGACGAGTTTTGATGAAATGCTTGACTAGTGCCAAAAGGTATAATCAAAACAGGGGAGGTTATTGCAAATGGTGATAACAACATCATCCTGGAAGGGCGGAACAGGCAAAACGACGCTCAATGTGCTAATGGCCGAAACGCTGGCAAGACGCGGGAAAAAGGTGCTGATTATCGACCTTGATTCCAACTGCGCAATATCGCAGTGTTATGACCAGCTTATGAAAGACGTTACTTCGATGGAGTTTCTGTCGGCGGTTGACAGTTTTCAGGGGCCGTGCAAATGTTCTGAAAACATCGATATTATTCCAGGGAACATTAAAAACGTTCTGCTGAATAATGTTTCTGACATACAGCTAAAAATAAGCATCAAAAAACACGGCTTGCGGGATAAGTATGATTACATCATAATCGATCCCCCTGGCTACCTTGGAGCGCATACCCGCAACGCCGT